CTCTTGCTTTTATTCTACCTATCCATGAATAATCCGGTTTTTCTTTGTCGTTATATCCCTTTGGCCATTCCAGTTCAGTTATTTTAGGACAAGTTTTTTTATCTTTAAACACAGGATGATTTTCATCCCGAATTATATCAAGAACAACCGCCGGTTCGAGTTCGTAAAATTGGACAGAATCTGGTGTACCTGAAAATGCTCTTCTGGCAGTCATCAAGTGGTTTGTGCCAACTTCTTTGGTCACAGATTTTTTTATAAATTTACTGTATGCCATCCTTTGATTGTTTTATTTGTTTATCAATACTTGCTGATTTTTCTTCTAAATCATTTAACTCTTTTTTTACATTATTTAATAGTTCTTCTTTTTCAATGTCTGTTAGCATACCACTTCCACCCACCTCATCCGATGAGGAGGATGTTCCGTTAATAAATCTAGTTAAAACGGCAGACAATTTAACGAGTTGATCATCGTTTTTAACACCAACATCTATATAGTCCTTTATCATAGGTGCAATTACAGTAGCAGAACCTATATCCTTTACCATTTCACGCAAATCTTTAATTAACTGGTTGATTTGCTCTTTTTTGTGGTTGGAGTTAAAGTATATGTCTTTTACAAGTGAAGAGAATGTTTTTCCCTTAAAAATTTCGGTGTCAGAATCCATAAATATAAATATAGATGTATATATTTTTTATGGTATTGAATGAAAGTTAATCCATATCAATATAACCTTTATCAATATATGATCGTGTTAACTGAGACTGGATATCTTTCATTTTATTTACCACCTTTGTAATATTCTGTGTTTTGCAATCTGTCATTTCTCTTATATAAAGATAAAGTGCTTTTTTATTAAAATTTTCTATTGAATCACTTCTTCTGAATATTTCAATTACTGCACACGCTATTTTTAATTCATTTTGCTTTTTAAATAATCTTTCTAAGTTTTTGTCGTAATATTCAATCATTAATGAAACAAACTCACTTAGTTCTTTTTTATGAGTCTCACTCTTTGGGTTGATTGTAAGTTCTTTCTTTTCGTAAATTATTTCTTCATCATCAACACTTTCGTGTCTTTTAAATTTTTTATAGTTTCCGTTGTTATATAAAATTAAAAAATTCTTTGCAATTATACTAAAATAAGAAAATGCTTTTCCGTTTCCTTGTTTATACTTGTGTATGTTACTTACTAAATTACTGACAACTTCCTGTTGTACTTCTTCATGACTACATTGAAAATAGGAAAACTTAAATGTATTTAAAATATTTTCTGCAAGTTTATCAAATGCATAACTTATTCTTTCATTATATATGTTATTCCTAAAATTTACATCATCTGAGTTATTGTATTCTACAATTGCATCTTCTGTATCTTGTGAGAAATATATCTTTTTGTTTTTTGATCTTGGTTTTCTTTTTTTCTTGAATTTTACTTCTTCCATTAATTGTCTAGCCTTTTCTCTAGGTTTTTAATTGTTGTATTGAGTTCATCAAAGATGACTCCGACTTCGTCATCTTTTTCAAATAGTTGCTTACTATCTACCTCTTTCCACTTTTCAACTGTAGAGTTTAGTTCGCTTAGTGTTTCAATTGTCCATTCTTCGTATACCGAAACTTTTCTATATAAATTAAAAATTATATACAATAAAATAAGAACTACTAATACCAATCCACTAAAAATATACACAGTCATATTTTAAATAATAACCATTAAATAGTTGATTTGTCAATATTTAAGTAATTTATTTACCATCTTTATTGTCAGATTCTTCTTTTTTTTCTTCGGTTGGTACATTTCCAAGAGTACTATTTGGTATATATCCTTTATTATTTTTGTATATTGTTTTTGCAAAATATTTACTATGCGCCTCCATTGAACTTTTTTTCCAAGGCACATAATAAGGTCCTTTGGATTCAGGTTCGGTGTCGTACATTGGTGTTGAAATTACATTCTCATCCTCTTTTTTTATCTTTGTGTTTTCTATTATCGGTGACGGTGTTATCTTTGGAGTTGGAGTAGGAGTTGGGGTGCTGGTTGGAGTTTGAGATGGACTTGGAGTTGGTGTCTCGGTTGGAGTTTGAGATGGACTTGGAGTTGGTGTTTCGGTTGGAGTTTGAGATGGACTTGGAGTCGGTGTCTCAGTAGGACTTGGAGTCGGTGTCTCGGTTGGAGTTTGAGATGGACTTGGAGTCGGTGTCTCAGTAGGACTTGGAGTCGGTGTCTCGGTTGGAGTATGAGATGGACTTGGAGTTGGTGTCTCGGTTGGACTTGGAGTTGGTGTCTCGGTTGGAGTTTGAGATGGACTTGGAGTTGGTGTCTCGGTTGGAGTTTGAGATGGACTTGGAGTTGGTGTCTCAGTTGGAGTTTGAGATGGACTTGGAGTCGGTGTCTCGGTCTGTGTAGGGGATGTAGTTGGTGTAGGAGTTGGAGTTTCTTCAACCACATCCTCTATAAAATCACCTTCTTCTTGAAATTTATCAGCAAATGGTAAGTTATCTATCCAATTTTTTTTTTCGGTAACTCTTCTCCGAGAGTCATTTTTCCACCTACCATTATATTGTATGCCAACACAAGTGCAACTGCGACAGGATCAAATACCAAAACAATTACAATGATAAACCACTTTACAACTTGATCTACTGGCATTCCAAATGATTCTGCAATAAAACGAAAACTACCAATATCAGTTGCACGAATTCCTTCTTTTTCCTTAAGTATCTCTGCTTGGTTTTCTTTTATTTTGTCGTATTTGTCTTCTATAATAGTCACATTATCCAAATCGTTTGTTGTGTCACGAAGACCATTTACTTTTTCCACAAATTTGTCGTATTCACTTGAAATCTGATCATCAATCTTTGCAAGAGCATCATTATATGATTTTGTTGCGGAAGTTTCTTCGTCTGTTATTGCTGATAATGATTTTGCGATAGAATCTCTTTCAGGTTGTTGTGCTACTCTTAATTCTTCTATTTTCTTTTTGTTGTTACTAAATAACCCACCACCCTTTGATTCTAATTCACTTTTTGATTTGTCCAATACCGCAAGACGATCCATTAATTGTTGTCTACGAAGACCTCTTGCTTCTGTGTCAGTTTTGTTTCTATTAGCAAGTGCTTCTTGTCTTTTTCTTCCATCGGCTACAAAATCATCATATATCTTTTGAAACCCAGCTATTGTTTCGGTTTTTTTATCTTCTACCGTAACATCTGTATTTTTAAGTGTTTCAATCTCTGTTTCGATAACTACTATTTCTTTGTTAAGTGTTTCTATGTTATTTTCATGCATTTCCACTCTTGATCGTGTGTCATCGTAAGCATCACTTAAAAATCCATAAATACCCAACGAGGTAATTCCGATCAAAACTACAACTGCAATTGTACAATACCATTTTAACATTCTTGGAATTCTTTCCCAATAACGATACAAAAAAGAAGTCATTGCAAGTTTTCCTGCTTCAAGAACTCCCGCCATAACCATGGCTGCAATGGCCGCACCTGCAAATAATAAACCAATACCTCGTACAGAAAAGAAAGCAGCCGTTCCTGCTACTGCAAGTGCGAGTCCGCCTATAATAGCAGTAAATAACTTCATATTAATACATATCTCCCTTTTCTATTTTCGTAATCCTACCAACATACATTATTATGTGTATAAATATAATATAGTTATAAAAAAAGAGGGTAAAATTTACCCCCTTTTATTTTTAAGTTGTTTAAGTTAATTAATTAAAGAATTTTAACCTTCTTTGCTTTTGTTTCAATTACTTCCTTCTTTGGAATAGTAACATTAAGAATCCCATTGTCAAACTTTGCGGAAATCTTATTAACATTCAATGTTGCATCATCAACCTTGAACGACCTTTTAAATGATGACCTTTTAAGTTCCTTGTAAACATATTTTACATCTGGATCTTCAATCTCAGTTTTTTTGTCACCTGATATTGTGAGCAGTCCGTCTTCATATTCAACAGATACATCTTCCTTTCCAAGACCTGCAATTTCTGCTTCAATTCTTACTTCTTTGCTGGTGTCCGCAACATTTACTCTTGGGTATGAACTATTTCCAAAAAAGTTTACTCCGAATTCTTGTCCGAAGTTTGGAAATGCTTGATTGACCATTTTGTCAAAAATAGAGTCGAATGGAGTTAAAAATTCGTCTCTTAAATTTGGAACGTGTTTACCAAGTCCTGTTCCATTGGACTTATTATATCCGTAGTTTTTCATTTTATTTATCCTATTTTAGTTACGAATCCCGTTTTGGGCATCCGTAGAATAACCTCATTTGAGCATTACTCTAAAAATAAATATACTTATAATATATAAAAAAGTCAAGAACTATGGATTAAACTTCATTATGTTGTCCATATTTGACTTTTCTGCCAAACAGGTCATGTGATCTGCCCAGTGAATAACTCTTGGAAGTTCTGTTTTTAGTCCAACTTCCTTTGAAAATGCTTTTAGGTACTGAGGATTTGCTTCATCATACATTCCATCGGATAGTTTTATTCCAAGGAACTCTTTCTCGGTAATTTTGATTTCAAAATGCTGAAGTAACCATATTGATCTATCTGTGACAGACATCCAGTGAATGTCAGGATTAATGTTATACAACTTTCCTTGGTTCTTACGATGCCACTCACTATCATTGTGTTGGTATTGCTCTCCGTCAAGTGAACCAAGTTTACCTAGATCATGGTTGAAGGCTGCGAACATCATTTCGTCATCTGTAAAGTCTATATTTGCACCTATGCTTTGTAGTAAAACTTTGACTCCCTTTACAGTTTTGCACACACCTAATACATGGTCTATATAACCTCCGTCATATGCGTTGTGAAATCTGTCAATGCTACTTGCAGGTGATACTAATGCACGTAAACCAAGACACCCGTCATCAGTTCCGAACATATGAAGTAACTTTTGTTGCCGTTCTCCTTCAAAGGTATTTTCAATAAATTGCAAAAATTTTGTGTAATTTTCTTCAAGTTGCTTTTCGGTATAATTCATACAGAAAAGATTATATTATAGTTTACTACTTGTCAAACAAAACTTTTTTGAACTCACCTATGTGTGCTTGAAAATTATCTCGTTTCCACTTTTTCATTTTATTTAAAAGTGAATAATAGTAATCAAACTTTTTGTTTAATATTTTGTTAGAATTCACTAAGAAACATCCTGTTTTAGAGAATGGTCTTTCATTAAGTGAATGTTTAAATTCTTTATACAAAGATGTGTAACCTTGCTCTTCTAAATTCAGAATTTCACCACTCTTTACTTTTTTTATCTTACTATTTAATTCGTTTATATCACTATAATTACTGCAAAATGTGTCATTTGCAAATAGCATTGTTCTATCATTTGGTAACACTTCGTAAATGTGACAGATGTATTCATAATAGTAATAAAGAAAATGATTTTGATTTTTTATCCGTGTAAATGTACCATTTATATTTTTTAATTTATGAGAATTTGAATCTCTAACAGTTATCACGTCTAATCCAGGATAATATACTCTTGAATCTGATGAATATACAACACCAAATTTCGGTTCACTCCATTTTTTAATTATTCTTGTTTTCTTTGAAGTTTCTTGATAATACTTTTCAAATTCAATAGCATCTTTCTGGTGCTTTTCACGATATAAATTTTTTTTATTTAATACTACTTCTGTTTTACCATTATATTCTTTTATTTTTTTTGATATAAGTTGTTTTATCGCAGCCCGATTGTAATTTGTATAAAGTTGGCGATTAATGTTTACGTTTTCACGTGAAGCAGGTGCGTGGTACATATGGTATGCTACTTGTGAAACACTACCAAAATTCACTCCCGGTTTAAGTCTATTCTCTACGAAATCTAAATCCTGAAATCCCCATCCCTCAAAATCCTCATTCATTCCACCCGCATCTACAAAAGAAGAGTTTCTAATAATAAATGAAAATTTACCATTTTGTGAGTTTGATTTATACTCAGTTTCGTTGTTTAGTTGTGCAATGTTACTTGAGTGAAGACGATATGTTTCTTCTTTGTCAAGAAAGATTACCTCTGAAAACGGACGTATAAAGTCTGTGGTTGTGTCAATACTTTGTAGAACAAAATTGAAATCAGTATAAAAATCCCCATCTACAATCCATAGATATTCTGTAAATATATCTTTGGCTGCATAGTTGATAATTTTTGATTTATTAAATTTGTCGGAATTGCTTTTGCATATTAAATGTGTAATGTTCGTGTAGTTTAACAAGTATTGCTCTATTACCAGGGTTTTGTTACTTTCCTGTTCAACAACCACTACATCGCAGTTCAGTTTATTTAATCTTTTAATTAAATAACAAAAGTTATTAAATCTGTTAGATATTAATTTAAAGATAGGAACAATAATTGTGACATTATCATTATTCATTACACTCCATCCTCTATTCCAAATAGTATATCTGAGTTACTTGATCGTTTTACAATTAGTCCCGCCTGATATAATTCTCTAAATGTGAAGTGTGTTCCATTTACACTTCCGTCAAACTTAAAGTCTATACAACACTCATTTTCTTGTCCGGAATTTAATGTAATAGTAACAACTGCACCATTTAGTGTATCTTGACCACCAACTTCTATTGCAATATATCTTGGATCATAATCTTTTGCATTTCTTATACCAAGTGTACCTTGTCTTGCTTCGTTGAAGTAAATTGCCATAAATGCAGGTTGTGTTCCAGACAGCACATTCTTGGGGTAACAGAAAATAGTGTTTTCACGTGCGTTTTTAAATGTACATCTCAATCCGTTAGATGGTGTCCCTGATGGTAAATCTATTGTTTTCTCAGGATCCAATGTGTATAATCTAGGTGTCGTGTTTATTGTTTTCCCATTAACACCAGTTGTCATAAATTTACTATCTCCATCTGCCACTAATAAGTCCTCAAGTTTTGCAGAAGCATTTGTGAGACCATCGTTAACATCAACAGTGACTTTGTCTTCGTCACAACATCTTTCACTATCACATATATACGAAGATTGTTGAATAGTTCTTCCCCAATGTTTAATGTTTAATTCTTCTCCGTCTTGTGTTATTACTGACAGAGTTACATTTTCTTTTGTTATACCCTCACCCAATTCGTTGACTGGTATAATTTCTACGGCAGTCTGCTCTGCGGTTAGTTTAAATTTGTTAATAATTGGTTCGTCTAAACTTGGACTATCTATTTTAAAATACATTTCATCTGCCATCGGAACATAAATTTCTTCATTTTGAGCATCCTTTTCAAGTGTAATTTCAAAGATTACACCTTCAAAACTATACGCAGTTGATGCACCCGATGGAGATACAACCAAGTCTGGAATATCCGTATCATTGTTGTCAATGTATAAATTGTTTTCGTCCTCAGATTCTGTGTTGTCTCGTTGACTCGCATATGCACACTCACCACGCACCTTGATGTTTGGAAATCTACGAGCAGTTGGACTTGTTTGAAATGGTATTAAAGATTTTAGTAACGACGCACTTTGAGTGTTTGATGTGTTTGACTTTAGAGTTACAGTAATTTCACCAACCCCATTCAGTCCATCGATTATGTTGTCGGAAATTCCCCCACCAATACCAAACTCAGAATTTTTTGTAACATAAAAAGATGTTTCTGACTCAAGTGTATCTGCCTCGGTTACATTTGCAACGGTCGTACTATGAAGAATTCCTATATTTTTGAACATAGTGTGAACCTCTTGTCCGTTAAGTGACTCTCTCGGCCCGGTTCTTCTGTTGTAGTCAATCTGTGCAACCAATGGATGCCGTGATGCAATGCCACCAATGTTTTTTACTGTTATGAACCACCCTCCACCTTCTGCAGCCGTTTTTACTATATCAATTTCATACTTTTCTGTTTGTGCTCTACCACCAGTTGGTGAACCTGTCATGGGACGATAATTTAAAACCATTCCTGTGTTGGAACCTGTTGAGACAAAAAGTGGTTTACTGATTATTGGTTCATGTACATCAGATGAAACATTATTACCAAGTGCAACATGGGCTGGGTGATTTCTGTCCCATAAATAGTAAACTTTCCCACTTTCGAGATAAGATTCTGGTTTTAGTTGGTCAAATGATACTTTTCCCGAAGTTACTATTACTGCGTTGGTTTCAGTTTCATTTACATTTATTTCACTTCCAGAACCATCGCAGGTTACACTCACACTTTCTACGATACCAACAACTTCTATTAAATGTTCTTGATCTGACGGATTGTTTGTATCATACATTGCATATGCTAAATTAAATCCATTTATCTTTGAGTCCCATCTTACTGCGTCACCAACTTTAGGACAATTGTAAGTAAGTTTTGCTCGTAATGTAGTTCTTTCAGACTCCCATCTGTAATCCTTGGCTGCTTGCTTTACTTGTTCGTATATATTCTCAAGAACATCAGCATCACAAGAACTTGAAGTAGTTTGCAGTGCTTGACCACCGATTGGTTGACACCCTCTTAAATTAAATGCTGATCTGTTTTGTAGTGTTGCCATTTTTCCTCTTTCTAAATTTTACGAATCATCTGAACTAGATATTTGTTGTGATAATGCAGTTGAATCCAGTGTATTTACAGGATCAACTGCCTTTACCCACTCTGGTTCTTTTCCTCCACCAAGACTCATTCTTGTGTAAATGTGTATTTTTGAAATATTTTTTACTACATCTAGTTTATCATCAGTTTGCTGATTTACATAAGTTACAAAAGCATAATCTCCTTCAGATGAATCTCCAATTAATAATCCATGTAATGGCCACACTGAATTGAGAAAACCTTTTATTTCTTTATCAACATCTTCAAAGTCTTGACATCCATTTTCATCCATTCCACACGTTGAATAAAATGTAAAATGTTTGTACCTAAAGTTTCCTATATCGTATAATGATCCCATGATTAGTTTTCCGATCTTTCCCAATTTCCGTAATTAATGTTTCCACCAACCGTAACATTGAATTCAGTTTTAATGTACTTATCCAATTGTATCGTTCCAGTATTAAAGTTTACTGAGTTCACGTTTGCAACATCACCCTTTATTGCGTCCGGCCAATTTTTGTTTAAATATTCGTCTGCTATATAATCTACGGTTGTAGTAAAGTTTTTCTCGGTCTTCTTTGATACACATGGTTCACTTACATTTGGGTTGATTGCGTTACAAGTATCATATGGAGTTGGATAAACTGGATCGTTTAATAGTAAAATTTGATCTTCTGATATTGCGTAAAATAATGGTTTTGCATAAGAAACTACTTTTCGTGTATCTGGATCTCTTTTGAAGGGATTGTTTATAGTAGTATTTCTAAATGGCGTAACTCCGTTAGTTACATTTTTAATATCCGAATCTCCGACATTGTTGTTGAACCAATCGTCCATTTCGTCTGAACTATAATCATATACAGTACGTCTTAGTTTTTTAGACTGCTCTGCATAAGAATTTACATCAGTTGTAATATCGAACGAATCAAGGTAATAAGTGTATCCTCTTTTAAAAATTGCATTTGGTTTTGTGTTTGTGTCTGATTCTGACATCTTTAGACCACTTGGCATCTCGAATTTTACCATCCCACTTGTTTGAACTTGAAAATAATCCGCAGTTGCAATTGTGACTATTCCTATACTTTCACAACCATACGCATCATCAATTTGTAATTCACTCGGTGAGTTTTGTGAAGCAGAATTGCACAACACATACGGACTATCACCACTTTCAAAGTCCAAATAACTCGGAAGTACACTTTCAGTAACTCCTTCAAACTCAGATACCTTTTCTGTTGCGTCACCAAATCCACCTGATATATTTCTTTGAATTTTTCTACGAACTCTTACAAAGTCACCAACTTTGATCTTGCTACAACTTGCGGTATGCTCTACAACAAATTTATTTGGTTGGTCTGTTTTTTCGCATATAAGTCCACGATAATTTACAAAAACACCACTTTGAGGTCCTGTTGCAATAATAAGAGGTTTGCTAACATGGGGTTGGTCATCATTTAGTTGTTCAGCGGGATCAAAGTCTGCAATTTTTCCATTTCTGCCCAAGAAGTAAGTTTTACCCCCAACCAATACAGATTCATTTGCTTGTATTTCTGATGTGTCTATTTGGAACTTTTCTACAAATATTGTTTCCTCGAATTTAATATGACCACCAAATGCCACATTAATTCTTTCTACATTTCCATCCAAATCTTTACGCACCCTTCTTATTATACCCACAACTTCAGCAGTATCAGGGTTGTCAGAAGATGCGTGTCTAAAAGTGTTAGTTCCTAAATCACGTGCTAATACATCACCAACTCTGTATATTATTTCTTGGGAATTCTCTACATCTTGATAAAACTCAGTATAGTCAGCAGATATTTCAGAGTGACCAGGTGAGTCTGAGAATTCAATTCCGTCTCCGGAGTCTTTAATCTTAATAAACCCTCCAGCAGCTTCTGTATATTCATTAGGTACATCTGCTAACTCACTGAATCTAATTCCCACATCATCATGTTTTAATAATGCTAATTGTTCGGCAAGTTTCTGTGCAGTAATTGATTTAGTTTCACCCGATGGAGAAGACGCATATTCGTCTTTATCAACAACTATGAACAAATCGTCATTTGATAATTTGCTACTCTTGTTTAAATCTGTAATTTTCTGATTGGCCATATCTAATTATAGAAAATATATATAACATAAATATACGTATATTTTTTTATTCTATAAATATTTTCTATTTTAAACTTTTTATTCGTTTAACAATAAATTTAACCAATTCACTTCTAATTATGTCATCTTCTGTGAAATCAAAACTATAAATGCCTTGGTTTTTTGATTCATCATCGGCAAAAAGTCTTTTAATATTTGTAAATCCTGATTTATTTCCGATGTCACTTTGCATATTATCACCACAAATAAACAACTTACAATTCTCACCGACACGTGTCATTATCGTGATGAGTTCTTTTTCTGTCATGTTCTGTGCTTCATCTACAATTACACACTTATTTTCCCAAGATGCCCCACGAAGGTAACCAACGGGTAATCCGTAGATGCGTTCTTCCTCTTGTAAATATTTTATGTCTACTATATCTAAAAACTCTTCAAGTTTATCTTTCATTGGTTCTAAGTACGGAGCCATTTTATCATCTTGTGCTCCGGGTAAAAAACCTAATTTATGATCCGAACTTTCAACTGCGTTTCTTATATAGACAAGTTCTTCTATCACATTATTATTGAAGAATTGCAATCCACAATATATGCTAATATATGTTTTCGCACTTCCTGCAGGACCATTAACAAACATTAATTTTGTTGATTCATTCAAACCAACATCTAAAAACTTCTTCTGATTGTTTGTGAATGGTTTATGAGTGATTTTTAATTTTCTAATCTCTTCGTTAGTTCTTATTATTTCTTGAAGTTGAGTATCTGTAATAATACTTTTTGTAATATCTTTGTGCTTTTTCCTTGACATCAGTTTTTCTCCTTGTAGTTTATAAAGCGACTATAGCGGCTTAAGTATTCATATTTCTATTTTTATTTAATATGTCTATTAGGTTTAACAGTTTTGCACATTTTTCATACTCTTCTTCCTCCGTGTATTTTTTGATTGCATTTTCTATATTTGCTATATAACTTGCTTTTTTAACAATGACTTGTAATTCAGTATTATCAAAAGAAAACAACTTAATGCTCTCGGGTATATGGTTAATAGTTATGTCCTCAGTAAACCTGACGAAGATTTGGTCTATATACTTTTTTATATTTTTTTTGAGGTCATCTTCAAGTAATTTGTTGTCACTTGGAATTTTTAGTATTTTTTCTTCCATCTCTTATATAAGTATTTAATGTACAATTAATTTTAAAACGTTATGGCAAAATATTATCAAAGATATAAAAAGAGGGGTGTAATTAAATCTACATTTGAAGAGGTTCAGAGTTTAAAGATAAATAATGAATTTGAACCGGCAGGTCAAATTCAAGATAATACCGATAATCAGGATGAACAACCATTTAATACATTTGAATTAAAAGAAAATAATGAAAATGAAGTAAAAAAGGCAGAAGAACTTAAAGAAATGCTTGAAAGTAGTAGAAAAGATGCTATTCAGAAAAGTGAGCAATCTAAGGTAGATGCAAAACCACGGGTTGAAAAACATGACGTCGAGTCTAATAATAGTAAAAAGGAATCTATGAGTCGTGAGGAGTTTCAAGTTACTACCGCAAAAAATTTAGGTTTTAAGGATATGCCTTCAAATTTAGCACAATCATTATTAGCATGGACTAAAAGTGGAAGACCTGTTGTCAATGCGAAACAATGGGAAACTCGTCTTTCAATATGCAGATCATGTTCGTTTTGGTCGGAAAATAAAAATACCAATGTTGCTAAATGCATGAAGTGTGGGTGTGGGAGTGGCAAATTACTACTCACTAGCAGTAAATGTCCATTAACTCCACCGAAGTGGGATTCGTTATAAAATTAGTTTTTATAATTTTTTTTGATTAAAACTATTTTTCAACAATATTTATGTATAAATGAATGATGCAAACTATAAATTAACTACTGTCAAGGTACTATCTGACAAGTACAAAGAATTCAAAATTGAAACTCTAACCTCTGAAATGACACTTCAGAAGTTGGTTAATCGTGCAATACATTTATATCTCACAGATAAAGAGTTTAAAGAACAGGTTGATGAAACAAATCCCATTCTTGACAATAAAAAATATTAGTTGACTTATTGAGATAATTTTTGTACGATACATTTAATGAAACCAAATGTATTGTTAATTGGAGATGACATAAGATACCCAAGTGGTGTAGCAAATATATGCAAAGATATAATAGTCAACACATTGGCTGACTTCAATTGGATACAATTGGCATCAAAAACAAATCATCCAGAAAATGGAAAAGTTGTAGATGTTAGTAAGTCGTTAGACCAAATGTACAATACATCTGGTAGTTACGTAAGATTGTACTGCAATAATAATTATGGCAATGAATCACTTGTAGAGGGAATCTGTAAAGCAGAAAAGATTGATGTTATTCTACATATGTCAGACCCGAGGTTCTATAAGTGGTTATATGCAATCGAAAATAAAGTTCGCAGAACTACTCCAATTTGCTATTACCATGTGTGGGACAACTACCCTACTCCAATTTTTAATAAAGGCATTTACCACAGTTGTGACTGGATTGGTTGTATAAGCAAACTAACACATCAGGTGGTTCAAGAGGTCACAGACGGAAAAGTTTCATGTGATTATGTTCCACACGGAGTAGACCTAAATATATTTAAGAAACAAGAAGATAAATTTTCAACAGAGTCACGAAGCAATCTTTTAAGTGAAGGATGTGAATTTTGCTTTTTATGTAATAATGTAAACATGAGAAGAAAGCAACTACCTGTTGTTATGGAAGCATTTGATAAAATGTGTAACACTCTCCCTAAGTCAGAATCTAAACACATATTAATGATGATACACACAAATCAAGTCGGTCAAAATAAACACGACATTATTAAGATGTGTGATAACTTATTTAATGATAGTAATATATTATTTTCTACGACCAAGGTTAGTCCAGAAATTTTATCTCAAATGTATAATACTGCAAGTGTTACCGTAAATGCTTCGTGTAACGAAGGATTTGGACTTGCAACATTAGAATCACTTGCGTGTGAAACACCTATAATATGCAATCGCACAGGTGGATTACTTGATCAAATTGACAACAATAATACATGGGGCATTGGTGTAGAACCCACACTTAGACATTTGACTGGTGATGGAACTACCAATTACTTATATGAAGATTATGTATCTTCCGATGCACTTGCATCTGCTATGATAACTCTATATCAGGATAAGGACAAACTTAACGAGAAGGGTAAACTTGGAAGGGAATATGTTGAAAGCAATTTTTCCGTGGAACAAATGGTTAATGGAATTAAGGGAGGCATTAATAAAAGCATAGATTCATTTAAACCTTCTCCTCAGTATAGATTTGAAAAGATATGAGCAAAGATAAAAAACGAATTTTATATGTATCTCCATTATTATCAAGAAGTGGTTATGGGGATCATGCCCGTGAAATTGCATCTGTATTGTACAACAAGTTTTCATCACATGAACTTAAATTTGCAATTACACCTTGGGGTAGCAATCCACAAACAGGACTAAACAAAGAACTAAGTGAAAAGTATAAACCACATTTTGTAAACGAAAAAGATCATTACACAGGATGCGATGTATATATCCAACTCGGACTCCCCAACGAATTCAAGAAGGTAGGTTCGGACACAAATATTGGAATTACTGCTGGTGTTGAAGTTGACTATGTACCATCTAGTATGCTAAATGGATTGAATCAAATGGATCATGTAATAGTTCCATCCAATTTTACAAAAGAAACTTTTGAAAACTCGTACAAAGAAAATGAAATAGACAAGACTACCGAAATTTCAGTCATCGCAGAAAGTTCGTCATTTGATTTTTACCAAGATTCAGACTCAAGTAGTAGCATCAATGAGTTAAATGAAATCAAAGAAGATTTTTGTTTTCTTTCGGTTGGTCAATGGATCACAAGTGAATCTGATGACGGAGGTAGAAAAAATATTGAGTCACTTATAGAATCTTTTATAAAAGCATTTAATAACACAGACGACAAACCTGCATTGGTCTTAAAGACATCTGGATCAAATTTTAGTATAAGTGATTATTTTGAAATATCCAACAAAATAAAAAGTATAATTGAAGAACATCCATCTCAGAGTAGACCAAGTATTTATCTTTTACATGGGGATATAAGTGAATCAGAAATACACTCCGTTTATACTCATCCAAAAATTAAAGCATTTATTTCTCACACAAAAGGAGAAGGATTCGGTAGACCTATTTTAGAAGCAACTTTGTGTGGACTACCAGTTCTTGCAACAAAGTGGTCAGGGCATCTTGACATTATAGACAAAAAAAATTCTATTTTATTACCTGGTAAGTTGACCAATATTACAAAGGAAACATCTTTGTTTAGTACAAAAGCAAAATGGATGGTGGTTGATAAAGAAGTATCTTCTCAAAAAATTAAAGATGTATATCAGAACTACGATAAGTACAACACAAAAGCACTTAAATTAAAAGAAATTAATAAAAGTAAATTTGATATTAATAAAATATCCTCGTTGTACGAGAGTTTATTCAATCAATATATTTAGCATAATATATACACCACTTGATATATATTCAAGTGAGTTATTACAAAAATTATTTAAGAAAGTGTGTGGGTGGTTCTCTTAGAATTCAACGTTCTAAAATAAAACCAGGACAGATTGTTTCATTCATGTATACAAGTGATACTCCCGCACCACTTGGAAGACAAAAAAGAAGAAAATACTTTCGTCTTGTATTTGCATTAAATACATTTCGTGGTGGCATGGGACGAAACAAACTTCACGGATTAACACTTGAATTTATACCTTGGGGTGTATTCAAAGAATTTCTTAGAAGAATTTTAGTAAAAGATACAATTACACTTATTAAAAGAAGGTATGATGTTGTTGCTCCTGTAAATCAACTAATTAATCGTCCACGACCTTTCTATGAAACTCATGTTAAAAAGTTGGCAAAATACAATTGCTATCGTACTTACATAATAAATGATATGTCAAATGTAAAGGTTACTTACCTTGACTTCAGAACACTGTTCAGTGATCATGATAATAAAGATACATTAATTACCGAGCAAGATTTAATTAAGGATATTTCACAAGAACGATTAATTTTGGAAAATGCGATTGGCATGAAACTCAATAAATTAAACATAAAAGAATTTAATAGAATCATAAAAGACAGATTTGGAACGGTTAGAAACTTCCTAAAAGAATACAAAGAGATTGAAGACTTTGCGGACAAATACGATAATAAAAATAAACTTAGAAGGTACGGAGATGACGAATTAAATATGTATGGGGATGGTAAGTTATGAACATTAGTTTTGCAATATGTACCCACAATGAAACCGACTCACTTCGCAAGTTAATAAACAGAATATTAGAACTTAAACGTGAAAACGATGAAATTGTAATACTAGATGACTTCTCTGAGAATAAAGAAACACTTGAAATTATACAGAATCACAATCACCAACAACATAGACTCAACGGAAACTATGGTGTGCATAAGAACAAACTTAACGATATGTGTGAAAAAGATTTTATATTTCAGTTTGATGCAGATGAACTGCCAACCGAACCTCTTATCAAAAATGCACATGACATAATAGTCAAAAAGCAAAATAAAGATTTAATAAAAGTACCTAGAGTAAATTATGTACATGGTATAACAGAATTGCATCTTAAAAAATGGAACTGGAAACGGGATCACCTAAATAGAATTAATTATCCAGACTTCCAAACCCGACTTTTTAAAAATGATAAACGAATACGATGGACCCGAGCAGTTCATGAGATTATCACAGGACATCATTATATGGATTTTATTGAACCAAATACATTTCATGAAATAATACACATCAAGGACATTAAGATCCAAGAAGAATCAAACACAAAATATCACAGAAACTATGATCAAAACTATGAAAAGTTATGAATACATCAGATATAGCATTTGTAGTTTGTTATTTTAATCCTCTTAATTATTTGTCAAAATATTTAAATTTTTTATTATTTTATGATAAAATACAAACATATTCAGATATCAAAATTATTTTTGTAGAATCATATACACGAAAGTGTAAACTTAGAATTAACAAAAATGTAGGTGATGTTGTGTCGTTTAAAAACGAATCATTTTTTTGGAAAAAAGAAAATCTTCTAAACATTGGTATCAAAAAACTAATGAAAGAATACAAATATGTGGGTTGGTTGGATTCGGATATTATATTTCAAGACGACAACTGGATACAGAAAATAAAAAACGAATTAAGAACGCACGATATTGTACAAGTTGCAAATACAATTGATAAAGAAAAAAATAACGGAAAAACATTTTGCGTTAGATCAATGACATCTTATTACAAAAATGGAGGTGTAGATATTAAAAATACACTCGGTAGAATTGGTGAACCTGGATATGGTTATGTGTATAATAAAGACATACTAAACACCAAAACACCTTTGTATGATAAATGCATATGTGGTGGTGGTGACTATCTAAACTTGCTAGGTTTTATTAAAAGTGAGGATTTTATTAACAAAATAAAAGATAACCAAGAACGAATTTTCGGTTCAAATAAAAATATGCAAATAAATTATATAGAATGGTATAACGAAAATAATAAAACAAAAACCATTGGATGTGCAGATAATAGAATTCTTGTAAAGTACCACGGAACTCAGGTGAATAGAAAATATTATACCCGTGATATAATACCGAGTAAATTAAGTTTTATTCCCGAAAAAGACACCTCTTATTCAAAGTCAGGTGAATTACTTCTAAATCGTGCGGATATAAGTTGTGCAATTAAAAAGTATTTTGAATCACGAAATGAAGATGACTTTTTACTAAATTCAAGAAACCATGAACAATTTAAAAATAAATACAAATCACTAATTACTAAATACTCCAAAACTAAAAACAATGAGTTACCGTTAGAATACCTGACTAAAGTGAATATGCAGGTAATTAAAAAAGAAAAACCAAAAATATTAGGAAATCACTTTGTGTGTGTAAAATTAAAATCAGATATTAAGTTTTCTGACTTTTACAAAGAAAATGTAACAATCATAAATGAACTTGATAATGCTAATAAACTTACTTACGAACAATATTATATTAGGTTTATTATTAACAATTATGATAGCATAAAAAGTAATATCTTTTTCGTGAATGATAAAATGTCACATGAAAATTTTGAAAATAAAAAAAATACAATAAGTCAATTTAATAAAGATATTGTATTGCGACATGATCTACATATTAAAGAAGACAATGCCCACATAACTCGTTCAAACCTAAATTTCAAACAATGGATTGCATTGTTTATTAAAACAAAAACAATAAAGTACCAGTTGGTAAATAATGATGTAAAGTTAATAGATAGTCATTTGCACAAATACATACCCTACTCAGAGTCTTCAAACTATTATATATCGGGAGAATCTATATTAAAAAACAGTAAAGATTATTACACCAAAATTTATAATTTTTTAGAAAAAAGGAACAATCAAGAAAATTTAATGTACTTAAAGATAAGTTTTAGATTATTATTTAAATGAATTATATTGCTATACATTTATTTCCGCATGAGGTTTATGATTATCAACGCATAATAACACAACTCAATAAAAGCATTAAACAGGTTGATAAACCTGATAATTTCAAAATAATTAGTTATCTAAATAGCAACCCGAGTATTATATGCAAGGAATCATACAACCACCCCAATCTGAGTAATTTAATAGACTTGTATTTAGCAGTTTCAATTGAATCAAAAATTGTTGTACAACTTCTTGATAAAGATGCAAAAATACTTGGAGTAAATGACTTTAGAAGAAAAATATTATCGATAACAAATGACAATGACTACATAACTTTTCTTGATTGTGATATACATTTTACACTTAATATTTTAAAATCAATAGAGTTTACTACAAATAAAGTTAGCAAGTTTTTAAAAGATTTTGTAATTACTCCCACAACACTTAGATTGTGGGATAAAACGTGGGACTATATAGTGGCTGATCAATATCAAAAAAAAGAACTTAATTATTACAAAAGTGCAAATATTGAAACCGAAATACAGAATTTTATTCAGGAATATAAACTAAGACCCATTCCAACCTTTAAGTGGGGAGGGGGTTGGTTCACAACCATTTCAGCAAAATTAGCCAAATATATAAACATCCCAAGTAAATTTGTTGGTTATGGAGTAGACGATACCTTCATAATGGAAGGTTGCAAACATTTAAAAAAATCAGGAACACGAATACAACAATTCGTAATGACAGATACTCTTGTATGTGAGTCAATAAAAGAAGAAAACATTAATGTTCATTTTTTAAAAGAAACAAATTATTTAAAAAAGCAAAGTGAGCAATGTTTTGTATCTGAGATAGAAAAACTAAAAGTAAAAATTAAAAAAACTCCATATATATAATAATGAAGACAAAAAAAGTTACCACTTTCTTGCTACTTACTTTATGTTGTACCTTTTTTTCAGGATGTTTCACTTTACCAAATTGGGGACTAAAACAAGACAGGCAAGAAATTGCAGGAGAGATTTCAAGAAAAGAATCAGAACTAAATAGACATACAAGTGCATATATATCAGGTACTGTTGACGCATTATCTTTATCAGAAAATAAATCAAAAGAAGAATTAGTTGCTCTTGATTTAGCACGAAAAGCACAAGAAATAGTTGGTCTACCACAACCAGGAGACAAAATACACATAGACGATGTAATTAATAATAATGAAATTGCAGTAAAAAATTTATTAGATAGAGAAAAGGATGTTATAACACTTGCAAGAAGAAAGCAAATGCTTGGACACGACTTAAAAGATACCGAAGAAAAACTTATTAGTTTAGGAGAATTGAAAGCAAAAGAACAAAAAGACGGATTCTTTGACTCTATGTGGAGTTGGTTAACAGGAACATTTGGTATCATTGGTGCAGTTGCGGTTTTAATAATAGGAGGTCCTGCGTTACTACCAATTATTACACAGTTAATCGCATGGTTAGTCAGTAAAATACCAGGACTTATATCGTGGTTAGGAATTACAAGTAGTCAAATGACATCAAACATAATACGGGGTGTACAAAATGCAAAGCACACAATTAAATCATCTCAAGATGACCGTAAGTTTACCAAAAACGAAGTTTTAAATATTTTTGGATCATCTCTTGGAAACTCCACAAACATTTCCGACAAAAATGCGATTGATAGAATAAAAAGAAAATTCAAGTAATACTGTTAATAGTAAATACTTATTATAACAAAGGTTATATTACACTAAACGGGAAGTAATATGAAGATTGGAGTTGTTGGTAACGGATTTGTTGGTCATGCAATGACATTGTTAAGACCTCATGTTGAGGTGTTGGTATGGGATGTTGTACCTGAAAAAAGAGAACCGAACACATTGGACATAGAAACATTTGTAGAGGAGTCGGAAATTATTTTCGTTGCAGTTCCAACACCAATGAACTCAGATGGAAGTGCCAACTTAAATATTGTTCGTTCAGTTTGTGAAGAAATACAGGAAATAGACGACTCTAAATACATCGTTCTACGTTCTACGGTTCCTCCTGGAACAAGTGCAGAACTTGATGTTAATTTTATGCCAGAATTTCTTACTGAAAAAAACTGGAAAAATGATTTTAAAAATTGTGACCAATGGATACTTGGTTCTACCGATCCGTTCTTGTACGAAAAAATGAAAAGAATGTTTGAACTTGCGTACAACAATGGAAACGGAACTGTTGTAAATAAAGAGGTGATTCAGTGCAAACCATCAGAAGCAGAAATGATAAAGTATTTAAAGAATGTTTTTTTAAGTGTAAAGGTTGGTTTTTTCAACGAACTTGAAAATATTTGCACAGAACTTAACATTGACTATGAAAACGTTCGTTGTATAGCAACACAAGACAAACGAATAGGAACTGGTCATACAAAAGTACCAGGACACGATGGTCATCGTGGTTTCGGTGGTACGTGTTTTCCGAAAGATACAAATGCTTTAGCAAAATTTGCAGATGAAAACATGATCCCAACTCCAATATTAGATGCAGTAATAAAACGAAACGAAGAACTTGATCGTCCAGAAAAAGATTGGATGAATGACAAGGGTAGAGCAGTTTCTGCCGAAATTGAAACTTCAAATCCGACCAAAAAGAAAACAGGCAAATGAGTTATTACGATTTTTTTAACGGAGATGCAGATGGTATAATTAGTCTACATCAATATAGAATGCATTACCCCCAAAACTCAGAAGTTTACACGGGTGTTAAACGAGATGTAAAACTATTAAGGCATTGTACCAATATAAAAAATTCAAAATTTACAGTATTTGATATATCATTGTTATCAAATAAAGATTATGTTAATACAATACTAGATAATGGAAATACAATTCGTTGGTTTGATCACCACGAACCGGGTGAAACTAAACTCGGTGAAAACTTTCAAATTTTTGTAGATGCCGACCCAAATTGTTGCACAAACATTTTGGTGGACAAATATGTTGATGGATTATATCGTCCGTGGACAATATGTGGAGCATACGGAGATAACTTACACGAACAGGCAGATAAACTAAATCCAAATTTTAGCAAAGAACATATGTTAAAGTTAAAAGAAATTGGGGAAACATTAAACTACAATGGATACGGAAACGAAGAATCTGATTTAACGGTTCATCCCAAAGATGTTTATCTTGATATTAAAGACTACGAATCACCATTTCAATACAGAGAAGAGTCGGAAGTATATAACAAAATATTTACTCAAATGAAAAGTGATGAAAGTGAATTAAGTTCATCGGATATATTACATGACACAGAAACTGGTAAAGTTATTCTTCTTCCAAACTCAAAAGCATCTATTAGATATTCTGGAATTTATAGCAATCAACAAACTACTGAAAACCCTGACAAAGCATTTGCGATATTAACATTAGTCAATGATGATAACTATCGTATTAGTATCCGTTCCCCAAAATCAAATCCATTTGGTGCAAGTAAACTTGCACTACAATTTCCAACAGGTGGTGGTCGTGAAAAAGCAGCCGGAGTAAATGAATTGCCAAAAACAGAGTTACCTACATTTATTGACAAATTTGAAGAAGTGTATGGAAAATGATTGTTTCCCACAAACATAAGTTTATATTTTTCAAACCTTGGAAAGTGGGTGGTAATAGTGTTGAGTATAACTTAATCGAGCAATGTGGTGAAGAAGATTTAATAGATGCAACTCATAGAAATCCACGTGATGTTTATGATATTGTGGGAAAAAAAATATTCAACAATTACTACAAAATAACAATCACACGAAATCCGTGGGATAGAATGGTTTCATATTTTTGGTGGCAAGATGGTGGTTTGGTCGGCAAGAACCACAGAGAAAATGTAGACAAACTGCTTAAAATGAAATTCGATGGATATGAGTTTAAGGAGCAATTTGCTCGTTGGATTGGAAATTACACTCAATTTAATCAACCTTACTATTTTAATAAGGAGGGTGAAGCAAATATGGATCACTACATGAAGTTTGATAATTTAGATGATGAATACAAATCTTTGTGTAAAAAACTAAATTTAGAATATAAAAGTTTAAAAAACATAGGAAAGTTTCCATTTATAAAGAAAAATGAAGATTATTGGAAATACTATAATTACCACTCAGGTGCAATAGTCGCACAACGCCACCGACGTTCTATTAAAAAATTTAATTATACCTGTGGGCCGGTAAATATATAAACGTAGAATATATATTAGTATGAGCAGTAAAATATTTATTGAAACACACAAATTAAGTTTTTTGGTTTTGACTAAACCAATTTTAAATAAACGACACAAGAAGTCTGAAATTTCTGAGCAAGATTTAGCAGACAGATGGGGATAAAATTATGAGTGAACAAGATGAAAGCATTAGACCTTGGGGAAATTATGAAATTCTTCTAGACGCAGAATACTGCAAAGTTAAACGAATTTATGTAAAACCAGGTCAAAGACTTAGTTATCAGTACCACCACAAACGACAAGAAGCATGGACAGTTGTCAGTGGTGTAGCAAGAATAACCTTGGATGATGAAACAAACGACTACAAACCAGGTGAAACTGTTTTGATTCCACTCGGGGCAAAGCATCGTATGGCAAACCCAAGTGATGACGAAATGATGATTTTAATTGAAGTTCAAACAGGAACATATTTTGGTGAAGATGACATTGTTAGAGTTCAAGATGACTATGATCGTACAGAAAAACACATTGCCGATGTAAACTACCCACCCTACGAGTGGACCGATGGAGGTGAAAATGAAGACAGTAGCAGTTAGTGGATATTTTGATCCTATTCATGTAGGACATTTGGAATATTTAGAAATGGCAAAGAAACTTGGTGATCGTCTTGTTGTTATCGTAAACAACAATCATCAATGTGTTCTTAAAAAAGGCAAACCATTTATGGATGAAGCAGACCGAGTAAAAATAGTAGAAGCACTTGGGATCGTTGATGAAGCATTTCTTAGTATCGATGTAGACAAAAGTGTATGTGCATCTTTAGATGCAATTAAACCCGACATCTTTGCAAATGGTGGAGATAGAAGCACAGGAGAAGTTCCAGAAAGTGTTATATGCAAAAAACACAATATACAAATGATTGATGGACTTGGAGACAAAATTAGAAGTTCAAGCGATTTAACTGGACTCAAGGAGAAAAAGTAAAAATGGAAAAGGTGCTAATAACAGGTGGTGCCGGGTTTGTAGGAACTGCACTTATACGTAAACTTATACGAAAGTATAAGAACATAGAAATTGTATCCATTGACAATTATAGTAGTGGATTTGAAAGTAATCATATTAAAAGTAAACGAGTTACTTATTTAAATAAAGATACTAACACTTTGATTCCGAGAAAATTTGATGCAAACAATACCAAGATGGATATTGCCGATGCTTTTGAACCAGATGTTGTTTTCCACTTCGGTGAGTTCTCACGAATCGTAACGAGTTTTGATGCGTTTGATAATTGTTGGGATTTCAATATGCAAGGAACAAAAATGGTTCTTGATTATTGTGTAGCAAAAAAGGCAAAGTTAATTTATTCAGCAAGTTCAAGTAAATTTGGTAATGATGGTAAAGACGAAAATCTTTCTCCATATGCTTGGATGAAAGCAAAAATGGTTGAACTTATTAAAAACTACTCGGACTGGTTTGATTTAAAATATGAAATAACATACTTTTACAATGCGTACGGTCCGGGGCAAGTAAGAACAGGAGATTACGCAACCGTGATAGGAATATTTGAAGAGCAGTATTCCAAAGGAGAACCACTTACAGTTGTAGAACCAGGTGAACAATCAAGAGACTTTACTCATATTAATGATATTGTAAGTGGGGTTGTATTAGCAGCCGAAAAAGGACAACAAGGAGAATATCCTCTTGGTACTGGTATTCCACATAAAATAATTGATGTAGCAAAAATGTTTAAGCATAAGCACGTCATGATTCCAGAAAGACGTGGAGAAAGATTTTACGGAAAAGCAATCCCATCGTTGACTTACCAACATCTAGGTTGGAAGGCAAAAATTAAACTAGAAGATTATATTGCAAAGATTATATCTAATTAATTTTACACAACTCGCTGATTTGTAGCGATTTCGCTAGCAAAAGTTACATATCCAGTTTATAATGGACCCTTAAAATAACGTAAATCATTTATAAGTCAATAAATTATTTACAAGTGAACCATGAAACTAGGATTTAAAAATGTGCGGAATATTAGGAGGTAACTCATTCAAAGATATACAAGACGTAAAAAACGGACTTGCTTCAATTATGCATCGTGGAACAGATGGAAATGTAATTTTTCATTTCAAGAAAAATGATTTCTTTCTTTGTCACAATAGACTATCTATTCAGGATTTAAGTGAAACTGCAACTCAACCACTTATTTCAGAAGATGAAAAATTTGTATTAGCATTTAATGGTGAAATGTGGAAACCTTTTTTCAAAAAGTTTAATAAAAAACTAAGAGAAAAGTACAACTTTAAAACAGACAAAAGTGATTCAGAATTATTGCTTTATTACTTAATAGATAATCGTGATAATATTTTGGAATCAATGAAGAAACTTGACGGAATGTTTTGTTTTGCATTTTATGATGTAGAAAGAAATGAACTTACATTAGGAAGAGACTTCATTGGAAGATTACCTTTATATTATGTTTTTGAAAATGATAAAATAATGTTTTCAAGTGAAGTTAAAGGACTACAATCAGCAAACAAAGAATTAAAATTTTTTAATGTAGACAGAAATCGTAAAGCACCAGAAGGAGAACAAGAAAAAATAAAAGTTGTAGAACCAGGAACAATTGTAACGGTTTCCGAGAATTTTATTGGTGCAACAAATTGCGAAATAAAAAGATGGAACGATTTTAAACCAGAGTTTAATCCAGGGAATCCTACATTATATACACGATCAGAAAATGATCTTGTTATATTAGAAGGAGAGGACAAAGGAATAGACTACTACGCATTTGAGTTTAGAAAACGGTTGGAAAAAGCAGTTGATGATGAACTTATTAGTGATACCCCTATTTGTACAATTCTAAGTGGTGGAATTGATAGTACAATTATCACCTACTTACTTAAAAAGAAAAATCCTAACATTGAGGCATTTGTTGTTAATGTTACATCAGGAAGAAATCAAACACTCAAAGATGATTTGTATTATGCTAAAATGGCATCTAAAGAGTTGGGTGTAAGATTACACGAAGTAACAGTTCATAAAGATGATATTCAAGAGCATTTAAAAGAAAGTATATATGCAGTTGAAACTCAAAAGTGGACACAAGTCTCACCCGCAGTTGCTCAATTATTTTTGTCTTGGGAAATTCGTGACAAAGGATACAAGGTTGTGTTCGGTGGTGAAGGAGCAGATGAAATATTTGCAAGTTATGGAGATGTAAAAAGATTTTGCTGGCCGGACAAACTTGCTTGGCATCAAAAAAGAGTAAATCTTATCAACAACTTGCATAAAAACAATTTAATCAGAACCAACAAAGCAATGATGTACGGAGGAAAAGTAGAACTAAGAACTCCTTTTCTTAATAAAGAGTTGATTGATTTTGGTTTGAGAATTCCAACCAGATACAGAGATGAAGCAGATGGAAAGGGTAATGTAATGAAATATGTTTTGCGTAAAGCATTTGAAGGAGAAATTTCAGATGAACTTCTCTGGAGACCCAAAAAGACTTTTCAACAAGGATGCCACACAGATTACTTAAAGAAGGAACAGGAGACGATAGAACAATATTTCAACGAATTGTTTGTTGAAAATAAAGTTCCACAGAAATATCTTGATAGAAATCTTGGTCATGTATCTGCTAGAATCAAAGTTACCGAGTTAGCATAAATTATATTATATACTTGATATTTTATCGGTATTTGTTTAGTATAGTATACAAAAAATGAATACATTACTAAAAGATAAATCTGATCTCGTTGATATTGAGAAGTTTATTCCAGACGCACACATTCTTGGTGCTATGCAAAAAGCAGATGGAATTCCTGCGAACGAAATCAAAGTTATATCTACTAAATTTAGTAAGGTAGGAAAAACCACTTTAGACAAATATCCAAACTTGGAATGGGTTGTGCATCGTGGTCACGGAGTTGACTCTGTTAATTTAAAGTTGTGCAAAAAACATAATGTAGGAGTTGTTGCGACAAACCCAAATACCAACGGTTGTGCTTATTGGATCAACGACAAACTAATTGATGGTGATTGTATTATATTTGGAAACGGGGTCATTTCTAAAAAAGTTCAAGGTATCGTTGAACATTTTATTTCTGTTGTTGATTCAAGAACGGATAATACACTTATTCAACAACTTATGTCAACACCGAATATAAAGAATGTTATTGCAACCGTACCTTTAAATGATTCCACAAAAAATATGTTCAATGAAAAATTATTTGAAAAATGTAAGAACATAAATTTTGTATCTATATCAAGATCAGATTGTCACGACAATTCAGACTTACTATCTTTAGTTAATTCAGGAAACATTGCAACTGCACACATAGATACACTAGGAACAGAATTAAGAGAAGAGTTGTTGCAAACCAACAAAGTATTTTATTACAATCACACCTCTTGGAATTTTCTTGGGGAAAAAAATGATCATCAATCATTAAAAAAAATTATAGAGGATTGTTTAAAAAATAAAGTGAATAATGCAATTTTAGAAAGGCAAGAAAACAAATGGTTTCAGTAAAAGAAAAGAAAACAAAAAAAGTTAAAGTCAAAGATGACATTTCAGATGAAGTAAAAGATTCATTCAAAGAACACGCAAAATTTTATCAGCAGTATGATGTTCCTCCACAATGGAAGAACCAACCAATTGCTTGCAAAGAACCAAACTTAGACCCGTTCAAGAAAATTAATTGGAAAAACTTGTGGGAAGCAGATCAAAAAAATAGATTGTTTTTTAAGAAAGAAAATAATGAAATTGTTTGGAGTTATATTTGTGCAGAAGCAAAGTCTGGTCGTGGAATCAAGGATGTTGCCGAAGATGTAGTTGCTCATATTAAACCAGGTGATTTACAAATCACAAGATTTGCATACGCAGACGGATATATGGACGATTTAATTAAAGACATTGAAAGCAAACGAGAATTAGAAAATGATTTATTTGACACGAAATGTGATTTGTTTTTCACAGATGTTAATATGGAACTTCAACAAGATAAAGATGTGTGCAATGCAATCAACGCAACTTGGTTAAGCAGTAAAGTAACTGCCGTTGGTTCTGAGGTTCGTGGCATTTGGTATAGTGGTGAGTTGAAACAACCAGGAGTTTCAAAGTACGAAGACATCAAGATTCAGAAAATGAAGTTGAGTTCTATCAATAAAAAAGAATGTGCAGAACTTGTTCAAGAAATTAATGATTATAAAGAAGCAGTCAACCCTTGGAGTTACGATGGAATCAATGGCAACTATGGAGGACCCGAAAAGACTTGGTATACAATTGAAGTTGTACCGATTAACCCCAATAGTAAAGTTGATTATACTATTCTTGAGAAACTTCCGAAACTAGCAAAAATTGTAAATGAAATTACATCAGTAGAAAAATGTACTTGGTTAGTTATTACAAGAGTAGAACCAAAAAACGGAGTTATTCAACGACATACCGACATCGGTCACGATAGTTGGGATTATCAAACAAAGAATGGACCAAAACTTGGTCGTTCGTTAAGAATTCATTTTCCTATTCAAGTTGACGAAGAATGTATATTCACCCAAGTTGGACTTGCTGGTGAAACAGAAGACTTTCGTTTAAAGACGGGAGAGTATTATTATATGGATAAAAGAAAACCTCATTGGGTCGTAAACAACTCAGAGAATTATCGATTCCACGTAATAATGGATATTGAATGTGAACAAAAACATTTAGATGCTCTCCTTTAATTTTGATACTCCACTTGAAGAACATTTATGTGGAGAAAAAAAAGTTTATGTAAAACGTGACGATTTACTAAACGGAAATATGGATTTACCTCCGTGGGCAAAAATGGAAGGCATTCGCAGAGTTCTTGAAAGTGGTGAGTTATCTAAAGACAAACCCATTATACATTTATCAGTTCGTGTAAGTTATAGTGGGTGGGCATTAGCATATATCGGAAAAGAGTTGGGGTTTAAGATCAAGATTGCTTATCCAGACACCAAAGATTATCCCAAAAAAGCACTTGAAAAAATAGAAAGTTTAGGAGCAGAACTTGTTCCAATGAAACCAAATATTCTCAGCATTGTAATAAGTAGTGTAGGAATTCTAGCAGAAAAAGAAAAATACCAAATGATGCCTTATGCATTTAATCATTCTGAGTATATAACTTATTTTAAAGAACGCACTCAACGCATAATGCAGAAAAAAAACTTTAAGCATTTAGTGATAAATGCAGGAAGTGGTGTTACACCTTCTGGTATTCTACAGGGATTTATGAACTTTGAAACATTTGGAGTTCAGTCGGAAGAAGATAAAAAGTATGCTCACTTAATTACAACTGCAAGCAAGTCATCTATTGCAAGTATGTTAAAGAAGTGGAATGTGTATGATCGTAATCAAACTCAAATACACGAAACACCTCACGACTTTTTTGATGATATGGATTGGTGTGAAACTCCGTTTCCTTGTAATGGTAATTGGGACAAAAAGGCGTGGAGTTGGTTAAAAGAAAATAGTTGCAAATTAGACGGAGATGTACTATTCTATAATCTTGGTGGTGCTTGTGCATCGCACTTTTGGAGACAATGAAAAGATACTTTTACGAAAAGAATAATTTAACAGAGTGTAAGGTCAATATTACATTCCACGAACTATTACAAAAGAATGGTACAGAGTTAACCGAGTGGATTGATGAACTTAGAACTTATATCGTAGACACTTGGGATAATGAAGGTCTTCCACCAAGAACAGGTAAAAACGAAAAAGACATTATAGCAAACTTTAACAAGTTGCCTGGTTACGATGTTTACAAGTTTCAACATACAGATGAAATGGATGGAACAGATACAATCATTAAAAACTTTAATAAGTTTGCAACCGTAGTAGATCAGTTCTTCCCAACAATGCTTAAAACCAAAATCGGTTCTAGCAAGCATACATCTTGGAGTGTATATGATTGCTTTGCTAATCCAGAAAAACGAGAAAGTTTTCATACTTGTATGAGAAGAACTGTTCGTAGAGATTCGTTTTATGCTCACGGAAAAACTATCGGTAAAAATGATTTTGATGTTCCGTGTCCAACACAAAACGGAGAAGAGTGGATTCGTAACTTTGTAAAAGAAAAGCATCTTTATCCGAATAATGACTTTTGGATTATTGAGTTGTTCACAGAAAAAAACTTTGACTCATATGAACAAAGTAGTTTGATGCTTACTGCAAAGCAAATCAAGAAATTATACAAAGAAGGTTTGCTTGAATTAAACAACATCAGAAATTTAGAAAGAACTGCAAACTTCGGTGACGATATAGAAAATATAAATGATGTAATTATCGAAGACGAAAAAGAAGTACAATTCAAATTCAGTATTCGTTACTACAACAAGAACTCAAGAATCTTTCCATCTGCAATGGAAGCATTTAAGTTGGGTCTTAGTCAACCAGCAGTAAACTTTCCTCCGTTGACTGCAAA